ATTTCGCCTTCGCTTTGTTCCTTGCGGATATAGCTTTAGCTTTTGCCTTTGCGTCAGCCTTTGAGGATGCACCCCATGCTTTAAGCGAAAGAAGCAGTCTTGTCGGTTCACCTTTCTTGTCGTATTCAGCACCATCGTTGCCAGCCATACGAGCCAAGAAACTTGCTCTGCGAGGGTTATCCCCCGACTTTACTGGTGCTTTGAGTTCTCCACCAGTTTGCGCATTATAGGATGCTCTCCCCTTGGCATTCAACCCCCCTTTGGGATTTTTGCCCTCGGAGCGTTGCCAAGCTGGAGTTTTCATTACTTCACCTTTTTTGGTTTCTTTGCAGTCTTTGCCGCCTGTTTAAAGGCTTCAGCAGTAGGAGCACCTTTGCTACCTACCTTGCGCATCTTTTCGCCTGAACCAGCCTTGATTCTGGCTTGTTTGGCATGAATCGCAGAATATAGTCCTTGTTTTGTCATTTATATGCTCCAACAGCAATTTCCAATTTCTCATCACCCAAAAATACGGCAACATCTCGGCACAAATCATAAAAATCATTGAATTCAAAATTTGACTTCATTCGATTAATGGCTTGACACACCAAAATTGTGTTTTCAGGCACATAACCTTTATTGCTATCAATTCTTTCTATTGATACTGTGTGCAAATTTCCTGCTTCCAACGTCATAATTCGTCCACTGTAAGCGCAAATACCAGATTGAGAATTCCAACAATCTACGATATCAGAAATTGTAAGTGCGAATTCTTGTTGGCGTTTTGAAGCAGATTTTTTTGCATTTTGCAAGAAAACTGATGCACGACCTTCAATAGTAGAGTTAAGTTTTGCCCTTGACCGTTTGTTTCCTTGGGTACAGCAATCCTTACACCAACTATGGTAGCCATCAATTGTTAAATGATGCTTAAAAAACAAGCTATGCGGCTTGTCTGTTTTGCAACAAAAACAAGTTTTCATTTCATCTTCTTCTTTGGCTTAGACATCCCTGCCTCAGACAAAGCAATGGCAACCGCCTGTTTAGGATTCTTTACAACCTTGCCACCCTTGCCTGAGTGCAATTCACCAGCCTTGTACTCACGCATGACTTTGCTGATTTTGGCTTGTGCTTTGGTCTTTTTCATTTGCCACGACCTGATTTCTTCATCATGTTAGTAGCAGTTCTGCCACCACGCATAGGCAAACCTTTTGGCTTTCCAATCGCAACCATGATGGTTACAGGAACGCCCTTTTTCTTGCCGTACTCTTTGGCTTCTTTCTCGCCTTTTTCAGAGTAGGGAAACTTCTTTTTTCCGACCATTGGCATACTGTTCTCCTTATTTCCAGACACGATCAGCAACAAAGGTCACGATACCGCCCATAAAAGAAGCGATAGTCATTCCCATCCAAAATCCACCTTTGCCTTTATTGGCAAGTTCAAGCAATGCTTTTACATCTGAACTAAGTGTGTGCATCTCTTTTTGGAGAGCCTCTACTTGGGCTTCAAGTTTTCCAAAGTCTCTGGCATCAATGTCAGACATTTAAATCTACCTTTCTGGGTCTTCCCATACGCTTGATTGTGGGGATGACAGGCGCACGAAAGGCGGTATCTGTTCTGATTTCTGATTCTACAGATTCTATGGTTACTTCTACTTCATCTACCCTCACATAACCCTGATGACCCTTCATAGAATCAATGTCAACTTGATTGTGAAAAGAAACAAGATTACCCGATTGCAGACACTTAAAAGTAGCCATAAAACCCCTTAAATGAGAAAGGGGGGACTAGCCCCCCTATCCTTAAACCATGCGAACGATAACAATACGCAAAGTTGAAGATGCCAAGTCCACAGTTGAACCTGACTCGTTTTGAATGCGGAATTTGACAGTATCAGCGGCACTGACATAGCCAGTGACTGTCAAACCAACCAAATCCACACCCAAAGATGCGCCAATAACCATGTCGCCCAAGGCGACACCAGCCACTGTTACATCATCGGTTTCACCTGCACCATCGGCTAAAGAACCAGCGTTTAAGGTGCAAGTAACTGCCCAAGTGTCAGAGAACAAACCCCGAAACTGGTCATTACCTCTGCGTGAGACTACTGCTGAAGCGGTTGCCATTTTGATTTCTCCTAATTTAGTTTAAAAAAGACCCCCTACCACTAGGGCAGGGGGGACAACTGCAATTAGGCTGGAACTGCCAAGGCAAACATGGATGAGGACTTAGCCGCACCCACAGTAGCGGCACTACGCAAGGCGGCAACGCCATACAGAGTGTCACTTGTGAACAGCGTAGCAAGGTACTCTTGCTTGTACTGTACTTGTGAACGCACACCAACTTGTTCAACCAGAACCATTGAATCTTTGTGACCCATCAAACACACACGAGCCGCACCAGAACCAGAAGTTGTGTCAGCATTAGATGTGGTAAACACAGGAATGCCATACAGGTTGCCGATTTCACCGTTCAAAATTGCATTGCCGTTTCCAACAAATGCTTGTTCGGTGTAGCGAGCCAAACCCATCAGGGTGTTACGGCTTGATGGAGGAATCAAGAAGAAACGATTGTCCATAGGAGTATCGTTGTCATCCAAACGCTGAATAGTGCGACGAATAGCCGCATCAGTCAGTGCTGATTCATTGTTGCTTGCGGCAACATAGGCAGTCGTGCCGTCACCACCAATAAAGGCAGCAGCGTATGCGGCTGTACCAGCACCACCGTTGGCTGAACGACCCAACTGCACCAAGTCTGTATCGACTTGACGAGCCAAGGCATAGCCAGCATCGGAGGTGTAGAACTGACGCATAGAATTCAGAGCCTGTGCTTCCACGATGTCTTCAATCAAGCGGCTATATTCATAGTGCTTGTTGATCGACACTTGGACTTCAGACTCAGTAGCGGCAATCAAAGTGACTGCTGTCTCAGCGGCTTTGGCAGAAGCAGAACCACGGGTAGGTGCAGGAATGTGAACAGTGTCACCTTTCTTGCCCTTGAAGTTCATCTTCATAACCAAGTTGGCTAAAACTAGGTTTTTCTTGTAAGCCGCAACAATTTCATCACTCCAAATTTCAGGAATGAATGTTGCGCCAGTGGTGGTAGTAACTGAGTTACTAGGGGAAAATGATGTTGCCATTTGTGTACTCCAAAAAATCAAAAGTTAGGGTTACTTGACACGCCCCTCTGCGTATGCCGCCATGATTTCTTCACTCAAGGCATCGTATCGGTTCGGGTCAGTCATCTTCAGCCGAATAAGGTCTGCCCTGCGATAGACTCGTTTTCCAGATTCACCAGTACCACCCACATCAACACTTGCCGCTTTAAGGTTCGACTTGCGTTGGGTTTCCCCTGCATCGCTAGTCTGTTTTGCCTTAACGCCCTTCAACTGCTTGTAGGTGCTCAACAATTCGTTTGCACTGTCATAGTCATATTCACCATCAGCTTTTGCATACAGACCAATGCGAACAGGTGAAGATTTCACCCAATTCACAAAGTCTGCATCTTGAACAATCTGACCGAAATCAGGGTGTTCTTGCGCCAGCTTTTGCTGAATTTGCATCTTTTTGAACTCTTGACTCGCTTGACGAGCCGCAAGAACATCGGGATGGTTGTCAACAGTCTTACGAACAGCCGCCTGTGGATTCTCGAAAAAATCTACTTCAGGTTCTTCCTCTTTAATAGGTTGAGGTTTACCAGCAAGGTTTTGCTTGATGAGTTCATCAGCGAGCTTCCTAACTTCCCCAACTTCTTGAGCTTGCTTGCCAATCAGCTTTTCTGCCTCTTGGTGCATTTTGATAATGTCAGATAACTGTTTGCCCCGATATTTATCAGGAATTTCATCTGACGCTGGCTCAATTGTTGATTCAAGCTTTTTCTGCTCAACAATGTCTAACTCACTCTGCATCTCGTCTGGGTTATCAATCAACATATTTTTCCTTTTTCCTGCCACTTTTGGGTTCTAGGATACACAACGGCATAAATGCTTATGTTGTGGCTTTGCGCTCTGCCACCAACTTATCACGATGTTTCTTGTCAAATTTCATCCATGACGATGGAAAATGACCAGACCATCCTTCCAAGTTGACGCTTGGTGCGCTGATTGTGCGATTGGCTGAACCACCGCACTCACACTGAGTTTCCTGTGTCTCATAATCACAGTACCTCTCAATTCTGTGTCCACTTACGCAGACAAATTCATACATTCTTTTCATTCAATTCCTCGTAGGCTCGTTCGCTGACCTCTCTCAAGGTTTTCAGCCAAGTCAAGATGGAAAGTTCACCTTTGCGGAACATCAAAGTCTTTTCATCAGGAATTACGCTTATATTATTGAGTGACTCTATCATATTGTCAATATCAATAATTAAATCCTTCCACCCCTGATTCCCCATCATCTCAAATCGGGATTCGTAATACTTTTGTAGTTCTGGAGTCATTGTTTCCTCAAAAGAACATTAAAAAATTGCCGTTACCAGCACTAGGCGCAGGGGGTGCTGTAAATATCCACCCTGAGTTATTACCTCCATCTGTGGAGTTTGCCCCTGCGTACCATCCTGCCCCACCTGTAGCCGTTGATCTACTGATAGACAGAAAGTCTGAACTTACAGTACCGCTTGCCTTGGATAGCGTGTGGCTTGCGGCAGTCACCGAGCCAATGGTTATCAGGTTGCCTGCTGTACCTGACAGACTGAAGTTGCTGAACGTGCTTGTTGTTCCTGCTGTG